AGTCATTATGGTAGCTCCTTTAAAAGCGAGGTTTGATTGTGTGATCCCTATAAGGCGATCATTAATAATTTATATTAGTTTGTATTATTTTTCAAGTGTGGTTTTTACTACACTATTCTTAACAGGTCTTCCAAATGTTCCGGGAGAAAACTTCATACCTTTATTCCAAGCAGGTTTGCCACTCATAGACATACTAGTTTTCTGTCTCGATGCTTTACTTCTTTTTGATCCAGAAGTACCTTCTCCACCATCTGTCTTATTAACCAATACACCACCACTATCTTTTTTCCCCCAAAATCTTATGAGTTCTATTTCCAAAGATAGTGCTTCTTGTTCCGTTAGATTCTCTTTTATTCTTACTATTCTATCTCTATCAGGAGGTCGTTGAGCCAATCCCAACTTTCTTTTGTTTGTGTCTCTAAATCCAGAACCTTTTCCAATATAATAAGGAGAATATCTATCTTCGCGCAAATAAGCGTAAACGTAATACTTTTCCATCTGCTTTGTTTGTGGTTATAGTTATTTATACAAGAAAAGGGGCATTTCTGCCCCAAATCTCTTTGCTTGAATAACCACAAACAAGCACTATTATTTATCAACCAAGAATACTATCTCTCCACTCTTCACTCATATTCACCATAATTGCTTCTGCTGCTTCTGGCGTTTCAGCATATCCTTCATCAAGAAGGTGCGAGAGGATGATATCGTAAATATCTACTTGTTCTTTTGGTTGACTTAAAAGAGTTCCCGTTAACCTCATTCTTCTTTGTCTTGCTTCATCCTCTTGTCTTTTTGCTTCTTCTGGATTTGTTCTTTTTAATTCTGCGCTTCTTGCAGCAGAATCTCTATATGGAGTGGTTATACTTCCTGCTGCTGCTGCTAGTCTTTTTCTTCTTGCTTCCGCTTCTGCAGCAGTGAGTGAAGCAGATGTCCTTGGTTTATCACGATAATATCTACCTTCATCATCAATTGCTTCAGTATAAACTTCTCTATATGCTTCTTGAAGATTGCGAATGTCTTTAGAGTCCATCTTACAAATACTTTTTAGTTATTTATAAAAGAGAAGAACGGTAAAAACCGAACTTCTCTTTAGGGTGTTCCGACTTTTGTAGAGACCGCACGAAAGGTCCCATACTTATTTATTCGGTTTCTACTGCTTTTCCTTTTTTACCAATGTTATACTTTTGTTCAAGAATCCAGTCTCCCTTATCCTTATAAGCAAGAACTTTGATTTGATTCAGAGGGGCAATATCAGATACTTTATCTTGATCAATCACGGTAATCAATCCCCAATCGGCAAGCAGACGAACAATACGATTACGTCTTTGAACGTCGTTTACAGTAAGATTGGCATGTTTGCCATCAAGAGCAAATAGTTCTTTAAAGTGAACAATATAATATCTTCCTTGTTTGTGAAGAATATGGCAAGACTGGTAGAGTTTTTTCTCCTTTCTAGAAGCAACTCCGATACGAGTCAGAGTTTCACGAACCTTTAGAAAATCATCTGGTTCATTTAGGATAACTTCCACCATTTGGTCTTGTGACCAATTTACTTGTGGTTCAATTGTTTGGGTTGTCATTTTGTTCCGCCAGTTTCAAGTCGTTGTTTAATAAAGCCGATTTGCTCTTTCGACAAAATTTTCAGTGCTTGATATGCTTTTTCATTACTATATCCATAGTATTGTTTTACACATTCTAAGTCTTTGATTTTATCTTTACGGAGCCAGGGAGAATACCTCTTCCTTTTTCTTATAGTATTTAGATAAAATGAATATTGCATATCTTTGTCAAGATGATGATTTATATTCATCTCATTTGTATACATAATGCAGTCTATATGACCACTAAGACAACGATTAATAATATAGGGCGCATAATCTTTAATATTTGATGCATCTTCAATTAAATTTTCTTTTGAAAAATTTATTGAATTCAACCAATCCTTCAATTCAATGCTCATCGAATAATCTCCAAATCAATTCCAGGTTTCCATAACTCAAGTTCAGTTCTAAGTTTGTTATCTTGAAGCAACTTTTCGTACCTTCGCGACGCCTTAACTTTCCACCATTCAATAACTTCTTTGGGTTCGTATCCAAACTTAGAAATATAATATCTCTTTTTTTCAGTCAAAGACTTGGCATGTTCAATACACTTTTTAAATTCTTGCAACTTTGAAGAATCTTGAAGAGACTTTGTGATGATTGAAATCATCTTAGTTTGTATTTTAAGTTTTTTTGAAGACTTATCTGCCGAGATTAATCTTTCTCCACCATTAGCGTTATTGTTGAACCACCAGAACATTTCGCGAAAATAATCATCATGAAATAATGGAAGGAAGTTACTTTCAGTATCTCCTATATGACGAATATAAGGTTTAAGACCATCATACATGGATACGCCTTTTGTTGTACCGTACAATGAAGTTGTTTCAAAGTAATGCAAATCAGTTCCATACTTTGAATCAAATTGTCGTTTGAGTTCATTTGATGATGCCAATAGTGCTAATAGTTTTCCTCCAAGATAATTGTATCCAAATGGTTGCACTGGAACAATGTTGAACCCCATTACAAACTCACTATTAATCCTCGATAAAGAAAGTACTTCGCCAAAGTAATCATTTCTTGGTTTAGAGTTAATAGTTGGTGACCCGAATCTAATAACTCCAATAATTTTATTCGTTGTATCCTCAGTAACTATCCATTTAATTGTTCTTCCTGGAATTGCTTCTTCAATAGGATTAGAAGCAGTTTCATTCAAAATATTAGAATATAATTCTTGATTGTACCTAGACTTTGGTTTTGGAGAGGTATCTACAATATGAATAGAAAATTTCATATCTTTTGGATGAAGATTGAAATTAGAAAATATTTCATCTTCAGAACCAAATAATTTTCCAGACGATTCTTGGATTCTACTACTTTTTACAAATCTCAAATAATCATCAATTCTATTGAATTTTGAATAGTAATTAATGAACTGATCTGCTGCCCAAATTGCTTGCTCTTGAGATAACATATTATAAAATTTCTTCCATCGAACTCAACAATTCTGTTGATGTTATTTTTTTAGTTAAAGGAATAACATCTTTTGCTAGAAATTGATAATCTCCATGTTCTAATTTAAATGTTGCACCTGCACCATCACATTCTGCTCTGGAATAAACAGTCTCCCATGTAGTATATGCTATTGACATTTTTTTAGTATCAACCAATAGCATATAGTCAAATGTTTTTTTAATATCTTCTTTTGTCAATTGTTTTTTATTTTTTCCGGGTCTTTTATTAATAAGAACTACTCTTTTACATGATCCATTTTTATTGAAAATTCCTAGAGAACCCTTCATTTCATAAAAAGTTCCATCGCTACCAACAAAGTCTCTACCATCCTCATAATCCCCCACATACTGCAATTGCCCATTAGACCATTTAGCAAATGATTTCTCTTGCAGGTATGTACGAAATGTTTTAAAGGCATTTGATTTCATTTGGGGAGTGTTAGTGGCCTCAACGCAACCAAAAAATTCTTTGAGATTAATTTGTTCAATGTCAATCATAATAATAAAAAAATCAAAAATAAAATACGAACTTTAAATAAAAGAACACTCTACCATAATTTCAGTAAGAGCAGCAAGAAGATTCACTTCTTGGTCAGCCACGAACGCACATTGATATTGATACTTAGCAATAATAAGAACGGCAGCAGGGATAGATTGGGGTGAAAGGTAATCAAAAGAGGAGTCATAAATCCGGCGAAGTAGACTAGAAGCATCGTTATCCAAGTTGGAGACCACCCACTTACGAACTTCTGTAAAGTTCTTATCTTTGAGATTTTTGATGAGTTCATTTACAGAGATGTCTGAGAAAGATGCAAGAATGCCCGAGTCAATTTTTCCTCCTGTGGAATACCTTTGGCATTCATTAAGGACCCTACGAAAATCTGGGAAATGTTTCGTAACAAGTTCAGCAACGACTTTTTGATCGTACTCAATCCTTTCCTTATCCAAGATTGTTTGAAGTCGCTGAAAGAAACTTCCCGCAAGTTGAACTCTTTGCTTTCCTTTGATTGTAAAATCGATGACTGCACAACGAGAGTGAAGAGGTTCGATAATTTTGTTCTTGTAGTTGCAGGTGAAGATGAATCGACAGTTGTTATAAAATGACTCAATATTCGCCCGTAGTAGAAGTTGAACATCATTACCGGTATTGTCTGCCTCATCGATGATGATGACTTTGTGTTTAGAAGATCCCGTAAGTGAAACGGTCGAAGCGAAGTTCTTTGCTTGGTTTCGTACAGTATCCAAGAAACGCCCTTCGTCAGATCCATTAATTACATAATAATCTGCTCCTAGTTCATTGCACAATGCTTTCGCAATGGTTGTTTTACCAATACCAGGAGGTCCAGCAAGAAGGAGATTTGGAATCTCGCCCTTTGCCACAAACTCCTTGAATGTTTTTTTAGTTTCATCAGGAAGAATACAGTCATCAATTACTTGAGGACGATATTTTTCGCAGAATAAAAATTCACTTGTCATAATCAAATCCAATCAGGTTTTCTTTCGGGCATACGTAGATAGTTTTCAGCAACCCAAGGTTTGGATGCGATATATTTCTTGTATGCTTCAAATGTATCAATAGTGTCGTCATATTTCCATTCCTCAGGCATAGCACGAGCAAATGGTGTCACGTCTGTAATCTTGCCCTTGGGGAACAAATAGTATGCATCCACAAGGGTCTTATAACAGGAGTGAGTTTTATTATACCGCAGGCAGTATTCATCAGACAAGTTCAATCCCCACTTAATTAACCAGTAGGCATTGTGGATACTTTCCATTGCCCACTTGGTACAGGGATGATTTCGGAATGCTCCTTTCTCGGTCTTGTAGGGCGTCCCATCCGCCTTAGGGAGAGTGCCGTACCCGTGCCCCCACTTCTCTGATGCCACGATAGAAAGCATCTGACAAGCTTCAACAGGCATTTTCACTATTAATTTGTCCGGAAGTACAATTGCACTTTCTGCCGGAAATTTATGCGTCACAAAAATGTTCATAATAATCTGCAAGTTTCCTCAACTCTTCAATTGTAGCATCCTTTTTTAGGATGTTTGCTCTTCTACTGACGATAATAATATTTTCTTTAATGTATCCTTTTGTATTGTCAATTCTGTCGATACTTGGGGCATACATCCAAGATTCTCTTTCTTCTCTTTTTAGAGGAAATCCAAATACTGGGCAAATATCTGGAATATTAATATCATCTTTTGTGAGAGTAAACTCTATATTTGATTTTTTTGCTCTTTGTTTTGCATTACTCAATAAAACTTTGCGTGCATTATGTTTCCAATCTTTATTTCTTCTTTGCTTTTCATTAAGTGCGGCAGAGCAATTTTTGCAAATTGTTTTTCTTTCTGTTGTTGTCTTTTTTGTTTTGTCTAATAAAGAAAATTGCCATATGTTTTTTTCTTCATTGCATACACCACAAACTCTCCACTTTTCTGGGTTATCTTCTTTATGTTGCTCCTTAAATATACGAGCATTATAAACATTCATACATTTACAAGAGCAAAACTTTTTTTGCCTCCTTTTAAGAGAAGAGTTGCATTCTAAACAATACATCTGCAATCTTTCCAACTACATAATTATTTATAAAAAGAGTGTTTACAGATGCTATTTTACTCTATCAAATCTAACAAAAGGAAATACTCCCTTTGGCATAATAGTCCAGGTTCTTTCTGTTGGTTCGTCCCAATATCCACTAAAACCAGTTGGAGTGCAATATCCTTGATTGTGCCAAACAAAACCAAAGATTTTTCCCCAATCACTTGTAATAAAAACTGGCAAATTTGTTTTAGTTTCAGACATTATCAACCAAAAGTAGAATCAGGCTCCAGAGCGATATGATAAGTCACATCAAACCCAGTATTCCTGAATCTTGACAGAAGTTTACTTGAGATGACAACCTCATAATTTCCAGGGATAATCTTGATGTTTTCTACCTTGAAGTTGAAAGTGAATACTTCATCAGTTTCACCAACAACCACGGAGAAATCATTGGAGGTATCGTTCTTCTTATCACGAACAACGAGTTTCACCACACCTGCTTCACCAACCACAGACAAGTCAGGAAGTTGATAAACAGCAGCAGCCTTAAGCAGTTTATCAAGTTCTTTGGTATCAAGAAGGAAACAAACATCTTCAGAAGGAAGAGAAATTTCTTTATCTGGAGGAGTGATAATTACGTTAGGGTCGGCAAAGAAATACTTAGAACGAGACTTACCTTCTTTGATAACGACATAACCATCGTTCTGAAAATCAAGTTCTGCGTTCTGATGAAGATTGAGACCATTCAGAAACTGGTTCAAATCATAGATACCAAAATCTTTAGGGAGTTCTTCTTCAATTGTTGCCTCTGCTAGGATGTTTTTCATGACAGAAATTGTACGGAGTGTGTTTCCCTCCTTAAACAGAATGGATTGATTGATAGAAGAAAAATTCTTCAGGAGGG